ATGGGTGGATGCACTAATGCTATCGTCCCAATAGGCTTTTACAAAACCAGTCTTTCTAATAAGTGCGTCTTTAAAAACATCATACATAACTTTAAAACCGGGGTTTTTTTGTTGAATGATGTAATTAATATAATCTGTCTGCTGGGTTGCTAAAGGTATGTCCTCTGCATTACGCGGGACAAACTCAACTATTTTATTAGTACCAAAAAAAGTTCGCATGATAGACGGCAACATAAATAAAACGCTGTCTCTAACATCGGTTGATACATATTCGGATTGCATGGAACTTTGTCCCTGCGGTGATTCACCTAAATAATATTCAGTTGCTTCGGCTCGATCTTCGCCTACTTGTTCGATGTAATCTCTAGCATCGTCTAGTTCTGATTTTAATATGCCTTGAAGTTCTTCTTGATTGATTTCTTCATTGACATCTTGGTCATTGTCTTTTTTCATGTATTAACCTACTCGTAGAATTTTGGATTTTAAAGGTTTCTTGAAATTATAACCCAAAAAAGATGTGCCACCACTAAAAGTTGCGGCAGAACTTGCCATGGTCAACGCAAGTGCGTCTGCTTTGTCGGGTGATTTAATTCCTCTTTTTTTCATATCTTCTTTAGACTCTATCTTTATTTTTCCAGTAGATGTATATTTGTAGGAGGGCGCAACTAATTCCGCTACAAGCTCATCATCATAAGGAAGTCGGCAATCTCGTTGCGCCAGCCAATCTTTTATCGCGAACCACAACTCCGCTCTTAAATTAAGATAGTTTTTTCCGGTTGCCGGGGACTCAGATACATTAATTCCTCTTACAGGTAATTGAAGTTCTGATAGTCTATCGACCACACCACTACCTAAGCCAATAACATCTATAAGTATTTCCTGTGGTTTTTCTATAGCGGTTGCATCATCGTATAAATTTTTAACCGCACCGCATAATTGCATTAAATCCATCGATTTAAAAGTCCTAATTTCAAAAACTGTGTTGCCCTGTCTTATACATAGTGCTGAGTTATCGCCGCCGAACCTAGCAACATCTAAACCCCAAACTATTGGTTCACTTGCGCTAAGTGAAACATCTCTATCAACGGCTGCTCTTGCAAGTTCGATTGGTATAACCGCATCATCATCTGCCCGGGGAAACTCGCCTAAGACTTCCACCCTAGCAACAGTAGAATCTTCGCCGTACTGTTCTAGCATAGATTGAAAAAGGTTCTGATCTGTTCCCTCGACTGTTCGTGAATCAATCTGCTTTAAATTCCAAAACTTACGCTTAGAATGAAAACTGTCATGAAACGGGCCAGTGTTTCTTCTTGGGTTAGAAAAGGTAAACCAAAATCTGTTTTCCGTTGGTTCGGAAAAGAACCCCTCGGATACGCTATATATCTGCTGGGGAATACCTGATGCCTCGTCCATAATTAAACAGACTCCGTAGTTAGAGTGAATACCGGCAAAAGCGTCGGGGTTTTCTTCGCTCCATAACTGCGCTTGTGCGTAGTAATACCCGGTATCTATTTTTAAGTCGCGTTTTAAGGCTTCTTCAAACCACGCTTCGGGTTTTATTGTGGTAGCGGTTTTACTAAACCAATGGTTGTTTATAGATAAAGTTAGCCATTTACCTAGTTCCGCCCAAGTTCTTGATCTAAGCTGTTGTTCGGTGTTAGCGGTAACTATAATTGTAGATCCTACTCTGGTAGATAACATCCATAATATTAACCAAGCAACTAGAGCGGATTTACCTATACCCCGTCCACTTGCAACTGCAAGTCTAAATATCTCGTAAAATTTTTTCTTGCCACTTACGAGGGCCTGTAAATTCTTCGAGGGGTGTACCCTCTTCGCCCCAAGGGAAGATAAATTTAACAAAATTATAAGGATCATTTTTTATAGGCATAGACCATATCTCTGCCATTAGTTCCTGTTCTTGTTTTACTCCGTACTTCATAAAAAAATAAAAAAAATTAGTTGATCAGTTCCGTAAATATTACCCCCGCCACTAAGTGTAAGGGGGGGTATATCTGCATTTCAATCGAGGAGCATGTTGCAGGGGTTTTCCCAACCTTACTAGCTGGCTTTACTTCGGGGGAGATAGATTTTGCCAACTACTTAACCCTTTTCATCTATAGCTTTATGGTTAATAATCATGGGAGCTGCCCGTTTAGATGCCTTGTCTATAATGTTTTTTGCTTTTAGCTCAATGTTACTCGCCACTTGTCCGCCGATCCTTGTTTTTGCGCTGGTTAAAACTTGGTTTAGATCAATCGTTGCGTTTACTGTCTCCACCCGGTCACGCCAAGAATCTGCGTCTCGGTTTTTGAGGTAAAAGATCTGCGCAGTTACATTGCCGTCGTTGGCCGATTTAAATAAACTGTTCGAAACTCGCGCCAACCCACGCGCCTCGCCCCTTTTTATAGCCTCCGATAAATCCGAACTACGCTTTTTATTTTTATTAAAAGTATCCCAAGAAATGCCTAAAGCACGCGATATTTGAGTCGGCCCAAGACCTTGCGCGGCAAGTTGCTCAACCTTGTCTATATCTATAACAATAGGTTTTCTTCCGGGTTTTTTCTTAGGTTTATCCATCATTTATATTATTAATTAACTCATTATAAGTCTTATCTAGTTCAAAATGCACGGCTTCCTTACCAGTAAAGTCTTGCCAGCGTTTAATTATCGTATCGCAATATTTAGGATCTAACTCCATGCCATAACAAATACGACCAGTTTTTTCAGACGCAATTAAAGTTGATCCCGAACCAAGGAATAAATCTAACACTATATTATTTGGGGTAGATGAGTTATTGATAGCTTTTTCAACCAACTCAATCGGCTTGGTTGTTGGATGCAAATTAGATACTTTGGGTCTTTCAATGTCCCAAACATCAGACTGCTTTCTATCTTTCAAAACCTGTAATCTTGGTGCATCAGAGTTCCACCCATACCAGATTGGCTCGTATTGAGTGTGGTAATCTTTTCTAGAAAGAACCAATGTGTCCTTCTTCCATATTATTGTTGAAGACCAATGGAAGTTGTTTTCCCTGAAATATTTATCAATGACAGGCCATTCTTGTGCAGACATAACTAAATAAACAATCGCACCGGGTTTTGATCCAATTAAAAACGATTTACAAAATCCATCAACAAAGACATTCCAGTCCTCTGCATTCATTGAGTCGTTTAATATCTTTTTATCTTTATGTTTTCCATTGGCAAGATTACCTCCATAATTAACATTCCAAGGCGGATCGCTGAAAATCATATCCGCTTTGTTGATCATCAATCTATCAATGTTATTAACTAGCGTGCTATCACCACATAAAAGCCGGTGATTACCCAAGATCCAAAGATCACCCTCTTTAGTTATAGGATCTTCAATTAGATCAGGGACTTTATCTTCATCTACTAAACCCTCAGTAGGATCAGCGAGTATGTCGTTTATTTCTTTATCATCAAAACCAAGTAAAGAAACATCAAACTCCAAGTCATTTAAATCTTCTAACTCAACTTTTAACATATCAAAGTCCCACCCGGCATTTAGAGCCAAGCGATTATCGGCTATGACATAGGCTTTCTTTTGTGCATCTGTTAAGTAATCTAAACATATAGTCGGCACAGTATCTAAGTTTAATTTTTGAGCAGCTTGTACCCGACCATGACCAGCAATAATTGTCCCGGTGTCATCTATTAAAATAGGATTAGTAAAGCCAAACTCTTTAATACTAGCCATGATCTGACTAACCTGTTCTTTATTATGCGTTCTACTATTACGCGCATAAGGTATAAGTTCGTCTACTGATTTATATTCAATACTAGGTTTAGTGTTTAAATTTCCCACAGAATGCTCCCGTTTTCTCATAATTCTATACTAAATCTGCCAAAAATCACTAAAAACCCCTGTTTTCTGCGTTAGTTTGCTTGAAGAATGACTAAGAGTGACATTATAATGTTTTAGTAGCCAATAAAGGCTACGCTTTTTAGGAGAGATAGTATGAGATATAGAGTAATTTGTTTTGATAACAATGTAGATGTTAAGAATAGTGTTTGCGACATTATGGAGACATCATCTTTAGGTACGGCGTTAATTAGACTGTTAGATTATAAGTTTCATAAAGAAGATTCTTACGGCGAGCCGATTAGCAAAACTGGTTTAACAGTTTTTAAAGATTGGGAAACTAATAAAATTATTTACAATTCAAAGTCGGTTAGAGATTTTGAATATGTTTGTAATAAAAAATCAACTATTAAAACATAGTTTAATTTTTCCGCGAACCCCCTTAGCCGAGTCTTATACTCGGCTTTCGCGGTATAACTAACCCATTTTTATAGGAGATAGAAAATGAAAGACTTCGCACATAAATTACATAGGCCCAAACAACCTAAACCATGGAGTGATGTAGCTAGGGAAATGACAGAGAACTTAATCTTTGTAGCTTTAATGCTTTTTACAATAATCGTAATTGCGAAAGCAGTAATTTAACAGGAAAGCAAAGATGGATATTTTTAGAGCAACAAGAGAAGCGGAAAGTAATCTTGAAATATTAATAAGTGGATTAAAAGTTATACAGAAAGATGGGTTTATCTCTAAACACAAAACAAGAGATAAACGCATTTTAGAAAGTGTAATAAACAGATTGACTATCCAAAAAGAAACCTTGCATAGATTTAAGTATGCAGAGGAGGACTACAACAATGCAACTTCTTAAACTACAAGCCACCGACAAGGAGAGGGATTTAATCATTAACGCCCTAGCCGATAAAGGTAGACCATTAATAACCAAAGCCAAGCAAACACCAGAGGAAAAGAAAATTTTGGCTTCAATAGAAAACTTAATAAAGCAAATAGCATTTCAATAGGAGTAAATTATGCAATACGCAGATAAAGTAGAAGAGCAGCGTCAACGCTTAGATAAAGAAAAGTTAGACGGAGAAATAACCATGTTAGACATTAGACCGGGACGAATAGAAACTCGTTTTGCAAGCGGTCGTGTCGTTATTGAATACCCAAGGGATAAACGCAAAAAAACCAAGGTATTTAATGATTGAGATAGTTGGTTTTATTTTCGGTATAGGTTTTTCAATTTGGCTTTTAGTAGTAACGGCGGTTTATATCGCCGTTCGCTTCTTCGAAAACCTTTAATCTTCCTCGGCTACTAAGTCGACTCCCAACCCTATAAGGAGAATATGTTTACGCCCTTTTTTATTCGCCTTACGCAACAACACCCGCTCATCTTCGAGCGCTAACCATATAACTTTCTTCTCTATCAACGAGGTGATGCTTTTACCAACTGTCTTATGGTGCAAGTTAGTCATTTTAGCTAAATAACTAAA